GCTAGTTGAAGCGCCTTGTAGTGAGAGTCATTTACTTTTCCTTGCGCTGCAGCTAGCTGAACAATTATCTGCACTTCTTTTGCCTTTTGATCAGCGGCCATCAACGCTAGATTAGCCTTCTCAATTTCAGCAGCTATTTGCGCTTTTGTTGCTTCGTATTCAAGCTGCGCTTGCTTTACCGTGAGATCATAAATATCTCGTGCCGCCTTGATTCGCTGTTCTTGCGTCTTGGCATTATCTAGCTGAGTTTTTGCCTGATCTAGCAATACGTCGTTAATCTGCATTTCCGCCTTGAGGTAAGCCTGCCTGAACGACGAATGCTGATCCGCAATTGCTTGATTCATTTTTGCATTAGCTTCTATCTGTTTACCGGACTCTTGGATCGCGGCAGTAACCGCTTGCTGCTCTTCTTTTAATTTCTTGGCCGCTTCTTTGCTGTCTTCAATTGGTTTGGGGAGACTGGAGTATTGCTTCACGGATTCGGCCGCCGCTTTAGTTGCTTGCTGCTGCTCTTTTTTGAACTGGCTAACCTTGTCCGTTGTGAGCCCTAAATGCCCGGCCAATCGGCCAACCTGTTCCGCAATAAATTGGAAAACAGGGTTTTGAGACAAGGCCTTGAAGCCATCAATAACTCCAGCCAAGATCTTTGAAAAGTTGCTAATAATGCCGATGGCGGCATTCATTTGGTTGATAAGGATGCTTTGCACCGCAACCCGTATGGCATCAAAGTTTATATCTTTAAATGTTGCTTGCAATGACCGTATAACGGGCTGCACTGCTTCGTATAATTTGGGGAAAACTACGCTTCCAAGGTATCCCCACCAGTCTGCCAGTTTCTGGCCAATCACGGCCAGCCCTTGAGCACCAGCAACAACGACAGGTGCAAATACCTGGCCGATGCTGTTGAGCAGTTGATCTGTAACTTGCCGAAGATTATTAAACGTTTGCTGCTGGGCTGTTAACTTGCCGTTCAAATCATCGGAAGCGTTAGCAGCGCCAGATAGCGCTTCATATAGCACTTGACTTGTGATCTTGCCGTCTTGCGACATGCCTTGCAGCTCGCCGCGGCTCTTGCCGGTGGTCTGGGCGATTGCATCAAGCAACTGTGGCATTCGTTCGGCAACAATTACAAACTCATCGCCGTTCAGCTTGCCCTTGCCTAATGCCTGGCTGAGCTGGAAGAACGCGCCAGCGGCTTCTTCGCCGGCAAGGCCTGATTGCCTGGCAATAGCATTGAAGCCTTGATAAATCTGGCCGGTTTCTTGCAAGCCAAATCCAACGCCTTTCAGCCTGGAATACACATCAGCCAGCGCCTTGGTGGATTCTGTTTGCGTTAGCCCAAACTTCTGAGCGGAATCAGATGCTAACGCCATTGCAGCATTAAACTCACCTGCGCCATCAGTGATGTTTCGAAGTCTCTGTTCAGCGGCTCCGCGTTCAAATGCCGTTTCTAATCCCTTTTGCACGGCGGCTACGGCGGTCGAGACTGCCAGCAATGGGCCTAATGCAGCTTGAAGTGCGGTGCCCAGCCCCTTGGCGCCAGTTGCGGCGCCTTGCAGGCCTTGATCTAAATTCTTGCTAGCGTTGTCTACCGCATTGATCTGCGTTAGCGCCTGTTTGGCGTTAACGTTGATCGCTACATTTGCGACAACAGCCACGGCCTAGCCTATCAATAACTCAAGTCTACCGCCGCTTTGCTTTGTTTCGTGCGTCCTCCATTTCCTTTGCTTCTACTTCGTACAACACGGTCCATAGCTGCAGTTCTTCCCGCGTCAAACGCACCGTCAGTTCTGACAATGTATACCCAAGTTCTCGCGCTAAACGCATCATGATGCGCAGCGGATAATCTTGTTTGACGCAGGCCGCTAGTTTTTTGCTTCTTCTTCGTCAACGTTCCTATCGTTAGTCAGTACGGCCAGCATGATAGATTGCAAATCTTCATCGCGCACTTCGTTTTTAAGTTCAGCAATTTCACCTGCGCGAAACAGGCGATTTCCGTTTTCATCTTGCGCCTTTTGAATCAGCAACTGCAACGCAAATGCTTGCGCATCATCTTTGTCCGAATTTTTTTGGGCCTTCTCCCTTTCCGCCATTGTCAACGGCGTTGAGTAAAACTCAAACTCAGAGCCATCGCTGAGAGTGACAGCTTTCTTGGTTGGCACCAAGTTGGCTGCTTTTTTCAGGCGATCAAGCGCGCGAAGACTGGCGGATTGTGTAGCCATAAAAGCCTGTTGAACCAAGGGCACTTTAAGCATAAAAAAGCCCCTGGCGCAACCCAAGGGCTAACGGTTTCCCGCTTTGATGTATCAGCTCTTGCTGAAGTCAAAGGTAGGAGTACCGGCAGGACGGAAGGAGATCTCTACCGTCTGCGCATCGTCAGGGTTGACGGTCAGGCTGGCAGAAGTCAGCACCGCATCAAACTCAACACTGCGGCTTAGTGCAGCGCTTGGGGAGCCAGCGGAAAGAACGCGGTCGATGTAGAGCTTGAACGATGCACCAGCTTGCTGCCGCTGAAGCACGTCTTGGATCATGCGGTTAGACAGGTTGCTGTCATCGTCTGTGGTGTAGACGGTGCAGCTGCCTTCGCCATCGGCAAAGCCGGTGATGTAACGGCGGAAGGGTGCATACTGCCCAAGCGCCTGGCCGATGGTGGTTACGTCGATCTCTTCACGGGTGATCTCAAACGACCACTCGCGTACGTCGCCCACTGCCGCATAGGCCGCGTAATCCACCTGGAAGGCGTTAGGCGTTACAGCCGTGCCATCGTCGGTAATCGCAACGCTGGAACCGCCAGCAGTAGCGGATACCTTCAGCACGCCAGTCGAGGCAGTGTAGGCGATCACGTAATAGGTGGTTGCTGCGCTGATGCCGCCAGGCAGGGTGCCGGTGCCGGTGGCTCCGGTTTCAGTGTTGACAACGCTGAACACCACGGGATCGCCGACCTTGAAGTTCAGGAAGGTAGCCACTGTGATTTCATCATCAGTGGCATCCACGGCGGCTTCGCCGAACGTGGCCTTGGTGCCAGCGGGTTTGTAGTAAAGGGCGCCGGACGTACCGGACAGAACAGTAGCCATGTTGTGAACGGTATGTGGCTGCCTCTAGTCTAAGTAGGCTTCAAAAGTAACCGTAACCTGAGTTTGATAGTAAGGCTCAGGTGATGCAGGCGTTACCTGCGCTGGCCCTGAAGCCGCATCGAAGATGATGCCGGATAGGTTCAAACGATCAAACTTATCCTTAATGCGCTCTGCGATCGTGAAGTTGGCGGCAGTGCCTTGCCCTTGCGGTGTGAAGACATTGATCACCAGCGTGCCCGTCTGGCGGTTGTATCCAGTGCCAGTCGGCAGCAATGTGGCGTAGTTGTTATCGCCAAAGCGGATAAACACCTGCACCCATGGTGTGTTGTTGGGTGGCGTAAACGTTACGTTCTGATAGCTGACAGGGTAGGCAGGCGATAACGCCATCTCCGTGCCAATGCGCCCTTCAATGGCGGCACGGACGTCGTTGTAGGTGCTGCTCATGATTCCCTCCCGATGCGGTCAGCGTTGACGCGCACAAAGCCTTGGATGTCTTTGGCGATGCCTTGCACCCAACCCGCCGGCGCCTGCTTGCTGCTGCCATTGGCAAGAGACTCTGCATACGGCAGGTTGTTGTGCACGCTGTAGACGTTGCCTAGCTTCTCCTGTTGGTAGTTCATCCTGCGCAATGGCACGATCAATCCGCTTGGCGGGGATGTTTTCGAGCGATCCGCATTGGAAGGATCTTGCTGTGGCCCGCCATCGTAAGAGCCTGCCGCATTCTCCCCTACCTGCCAGCTAACGCGAAACCTGCCTGTATCGACAGGGCTTGCCTGTTTGAGTCGGCTATCTGTTTCCAACACTGCAACCCGCAGCAATTTCTCCATCTGCTGGCTGGCGTAATCACCAATATCACCAACCTGGATCGTGCGCGCCATTATGCCCTCAGGATCAGCTCGTATGTGATGGCAGTGTTGTCCTGCTCAATCGTACGCACCTCGATCACTTGATGCGTCACGCTGCTAATCAGCACTTCATCGGCCGTAGTAGGCGCGTTTGCAATATCAGCAGCAGCAATCAACAGGCGCTTGTCGCCGGCTTGGATTAGGTCATTAACCTCGCGCAGGTTGACATCTTCCAGCACACCGCGCACTACGGCGTCGGTCGTGGTTTCAGTGACGGTGCCAGTGGTGGCGTTATACGAGCCAGTTGTTACACGGCGGATGGTGGCAACACCGCCAAACTTTGCCATCAGCTTGCTGGCAACCTTGCGTAGCGGTCCTGCAAGTGCCATCAGAGCTTGTAGGCGACGCAGTGGCCATTCTGCAGCTTAATACTCGTGAAGACTCCGTACAGCGTGGTTGCAGCGCTGAACGACTGGCCGGATATCGTGTTTCCGTCGTAGTTCTGCGCGATGATGGTATCGACTTGGGTGTTGCTTGTGAAATGAATGGCACCCCAGCGGCCCACGCGGGTGGTGGTATCACTGACAAAGGTTGCCCCTATCGAGTAATCAATACCGAAAAAGTTAGGGTCACTCATGGCTAGATCTTGTACGCAATAACTTTGCCGCTAGCCAGGGTCACGCTGGTAAACACACCTTCAATCTCGTCGCCTGCGCCAAGCGGTACGGAGGTAAATGCATTGCCAGTTGCATTTTGCACGGTAGCTGTGCTGATTACGGCATCAGCAACTGCATACAGCTTGTAAAACCTACCGGCATGGGCAGCGGTATCGCTAATGTACTCAAAACCTATGCTGTACTCGTCCATGGTTAGCTCCTGCGGATAGAGAAGTTGCCTGGTCCGCTAATTCTAAGCCCTGTGAGGTATCGCTCCATCAGCGGCGGCACCTTGTCAACACCAACAGCGCCATAGCCAAGATTCGGCGTAACGCTAATGCTGCCGATGCTAACGGACTTGTAGTCTTCCAGCCCGCTTAGCCCAATGCCGTCTGGGTTGTTGTTGAGATAAGTGGCCAGCACAACCTGTGCATACTGCACCTGCTGCGGAATCTCAGTGTCGGTGTAGTAGTCCGTCGTGATGCGAAACGGAAAGCCGACAGCGTACGTATTGATGTAGGTATCAGGCTTGCGCACGCCAGTACGCGGCCACTGCAGCGCCTGCGTGTCAGTAGCGCGGGCGCCTAGAAACCGCTCACGATCCAAGCGTTGGGTAGCGGTAAACAGCGCTCGATTCTTTTGGTCAGTAGTAGCTGATGCCCATGCCGTCACATCAGCATCCTGCACAAAGCCATCAATGATCTCCTGCGCTGCCGCCAGCGTCAGGTAGGAGTTTGCGCTTGCCGACCCTACGGTTGCGTTGATTGCTATTGCCATCGTTGGGTGGCTCCGTCATCTCAAGTTTAAGTGTGGGCTCTGCAATAGAAAGAGAGGCTGCCTCCGCAGAAGCAGCCTCC